ACAGAATGCGCTCTGTGGCGGGGAAATACGCCCTCAGGCTTTCCTTGTTGCACCCGTTCCAGCGTCCGGACGGCTTCGCCCAGATAATATGGTTCAGCACACTGAAGCGTTCACGCATCATGATTTCAATGTCAGATGCCAGGCGATGGCCACAGAACAGGTAAAGACTTCCGGCAGGTTTCAGCACCCGCCAGAACTGCGCCAGACACTGGTCCAGCCACTTCAGGTAATCATCGTCGCCCTTCCACTGGTTATCCCAGCCCTCAGGCTTCACTTTAAAGTATGGCGGGTCTGTGACTATCAGATCGACAGAGTTTTCCGGTAAGGTCTGGATAAATTCCAGGCAATCAGCGTTGATTAACTCACAACTGGATATTTTTACAGTATTAGCCATAGATCAATAAGCACTTCTCTGATAGGCTCATTCTGCTTTTGCGCAAAGCAGATGGGCCTGAGGTTTGCTTGTGACCCCAACGCATGAGCAGATGGCTGGTGAGTGCCCTAACACCCACCAGCCGCCCATTTACCACAAATAAAAAAGCCTTCAGGACTGAAGGCGTCTGTAACAACCGAACTGATAGTCTGCCAGACCCGCCATAACAAGCTGGGTCAGTATTAACTGACAGCATTCGCGTGAAAGGTAAGTATTCTGTGCAATCTCCCCGACTGTCGCCGGTTCGGTGACGCTTAATTCATTAAACACCACTCTGGCGGTTTCGGTCATATCCTGCTGTTTCAGCATGTCTTTTTCCCTTTTCCGGTTAACGTGACACACCAATAACTCTTGTCAAAAAAGCCAGCAAGCTGAAAGACCGGTATTCACCGCCACCAGCGCGTTTACTGTACAGGACCGATTTCAGCCATAAAAAAACCCGCTCGCGGCGGGTTTAAGCTGTGTGGCAAAGTAACCACTCTTAACATACTGACATACTTTTTGCGGACCGCACTAATCATTTTTTACTTTTTTAGCAGCCAGTCGTCCATCTCCAGTCTTACCCCCAGCACAGACAAACATCCGTCAATAAACCCTTCGGCTATCTGCATCTCAATTCGTATTGCTTTTTCGCTTTTCTTTCTCGTCCTGGCTATCTGTCTTTTTGATATTCGCAACAAATAATGAGCAATGAGAAGCGAATACTCCTCAGGTTTTTTCTGCTTCAGACGTGCAAGACAGTTTTCAATGATAAGTCCGTCATCATCGCAGCAGGCTGGACGTGGTTTAGTGGTAGATGGTAAAAGGCCTTTGAATCCGGCAGCGATCGGAGAATAGTCCACCCCGGTGTTACCACTTGCCGCCCATGCCCCCCAGCGTTCAAGAACCATCTGAATATCACGCATCAACTTTCTCCACAAAAATCAGGACAGCACACCAATCGCCAGTGCGCGATCGATAAAACGAAATATCAGCTCCAGTTGGGAACCATACTTCTCTTCAAATGCCACGGTATCCGCATGCAGTTCGTCATGGTGTTTTCTGCACAAAGGCAACACAAAAAGGTCATGCGCTTTTGTACCCATTCCACCCTGACCATGACCAATCAGGTGATGCGGATCGTCGGCTGGCTTACCACAACATGCACACGGCTGCGTCTTAACCCAGCGCGTGTACTTTTCATTAACCCAGCGACGACGTTTGGGGCGTAACATAAAAGACTCCGGCGACTCCGGCTCCACTTTCAGCGCCAGCACCTTTTTCGCTTTATCCTGGATAATGCTGGTGGCAGGAACCGAAGGCACAAGGTCACTCTCCCGGGTGACAGACGGCAAAACAGACTTCGGTAATCTCAGGGCCTTACGGGCTGCACTTTCCGGTAAGGCATCCGCCAGGTCATTACGAACCAGCCACCAGCACAGTTCCGGCATTGTCACAACGTGACTGTCATCAAAACCGAGATCACGACGGACTACGGACAACACCCAGCGGGCACAGTTATCCGTTGCCATTGATTCCAGACGTTCCGTGAACTGATCGCGAAGCAGGTTATCGCAGTGCCAGCACAGACGGATTGCGCCTGGCGCGTGTCGCATTGTGGTCATGTTCTCGCTGTGCCATCCGGAATGAGGCCACTGGCAGCCTTTTTCACGAAGTAACCAGCTCTCAAGGCATTCCACGCCACCAGCACGACGGATCACCGCCTCATGGCGGAACACGGCCCGAACGGCAGGATCATCCGCCAGCGGTTGTGATGCTGCCGGAACGGCACCACTGGCAAAAGAGGAATAACGTTCCGGCTCAGGCTCCAGCAGGACACGCCCCTGCATAAACAGGGGCATCAGCTCTGAACCGGGTCTGAACAAGACGATCCCCATACGCGGGGCAATTTCAGGGGTCAGCAGTGCTCTCACGGTCACCTCAGCGAACGGTATTGCATGAACGCAGGAGAAAAAAATTCAGCCATCACGCAGTAAACTCCTTCACCAGCGTTTCAAACTGGCTTACCTGGCCTTCCAGTTCCGCCACGCAATCCACCAGCTCATCCACCGCCTTTTGTGTGCGGTGTTTTGCCTGCAGCAGATCACGAAGCGCCGGAGTAAGCTGCTTGCGGAGCGTATCTTTTGCCACGCTCGTTTTTTCCATCTGTTCAGCACAACGAAGCATCTCCTGCGCCTGCCGACGAAGTTGTTCCGGTGAAACAGTGGTTGTTCTGTTGTTCAAAATAAACGCTCCGTTTTACTACCCGACATGCGGTTATTGCTGTATCTGCGCGGATTGCCCGGCGTCATGGGAGTGGAAAGAATCCGGGCACTCTCCTGGTCCACAGGCAGAAAATGCCCGTTATGAAAACGCCGGTAAATGGTACCCAGCGTGCCATTACGCTGTTTCGTGATGTTGATTTCTGCTATGCCTCTCGCCTGTGTCTCCGGGTTGTACACCTCATCCCTGTAAAGCATCAGAATGATGTCTGCATCCGCCTCTATTTCCCCTGAGTTTTTCAGGTCCGAGTTCATGGGGCGTTTATTGGGTCTGGATTCCACACCGCGGGAGAGCTGGCTCAGAGCAATCAGCGGAAAACCGCCGGATTTTGCCAGGCTTTTTAGTCCCTTTGAGATTTCCCCCACAGCAAGGTCGTGACGCCCCGTGCTGCGGGTTTTAATCAGGCCGAGGTAATCGACCACCACCAGCGCCGTTTCCGGGTGTTTCATCCGGTGGTGCCTCGTGGTTGCACATATCTCATCAATGGTCAGGTTTGCCTGGTCCACCATCCAGATATTACGCCCCGTCATTCGTCCCACGCCCTGTGAGAAACGCGCCCAGTCTTCATCTTCAAAACGGGCAACAGACTTAAGACGGGATACCGGCATTCCCCCGGCAGCAGACACCATACGTTCACCAATCTGAATGTTCGCCATCTCCATGGTGAACAGAAGCACGCCATGCCCCTGCTCAGTCACCTTGTCGATGATATCCAGCGCAAGTTCGGTTTTCCCCATCGAAGGACGGGCCGCAATGAATACCAGGTCGCCTGGCTCCATACCGCCCGTTTTTGCGTCCAGTTCATCAATACCGGTCATCAACGCCCTGGATTTCTCCAGTCCCTGATTGCGGCATTCAACACGGTCGACCACTTCCGGAAGGACATCATCAATGTGAACCGGCTGAATGACGCCCTTTCCGGTCGACAGTGAGGCCATCATGTTCTGCGCATCCTTCAGGGCATCCTCGGCTGCTTCACAGGTATACGCATCACGTAAATTCTGTAATGCTTCAGTCAGTGTTTTTTCTGCATCGCGCAGTGCGGCATTACGCCGCAACGCTGCGACATAGTGCTCCAGTGAAGACTTCACCCAGGTTTTGCGTCCGGTGTCGGTAATCACCGGGGCAAGTTCCGGCATCTCATTGCACAGCAGTACGGGGTCAATGACGCCGGATACACGGGCCTGTCTGCAAATTCCCGCGTAAATATCCCGGTACTGTCGTGCAGAAAAAACGTCCGCCGACAATGTGGCCAGAATATCCATCACTTCCGGATCAGCCCCACGCAGAAAAAACGCACCGATGACAGCTCCTTCCAGGTCATAATTACGCCACGCCGGATTTGTCGGGTTTGTCATGCTGCCACACCTCTGATATGCGCACGGTAGCTTTCCCAACCAAACACCAGGCAGTTACGCCCACCATTAGTAACGCGATCCACAATCCGTTCACCAATGGATTCCTTAAGCTGTTCAAACGTCAGGTTGCTGATCAAAATTGTCGGTAAAACGCTTTCGTAACGCGCATTTATGATTTCCTGCAGGATGGTTATCTCTGTAGGCGTGCCGAACTGCACACCAACCTCATCGATGATAAGCAGATCCAGCGATGCAAAATGATTAATCACTTCATCGTCAGTGCGCTCAGAGTTGTGGCGCCAGGTATTTTTCACCGCACGGGTAAGCCGCATTACATCCGTGATTTCTATGGTTGCCTGGTGGTGGCGAATAATATTTTTTGCCATTGATACAGCCAGGTGATTTTTACCGGTACCACAATTGCCAATCATGACCATGCTGGTGCCTGCAGCGAGACATTTCTTCCAGGAAGCGGCATAGCGCTGACAGGCTTCAAGGTTTTTCTGTGCGTCAGTATTCACCGCCTGATAATTCTCAAACTCACAGTCCTGGAACCGGCGGGCAATACCGGCCTGATCGAGTAATTCACGAACCTTCAGGGCGCGTAATTCGTCATACACGCGGCCCAGCTCCTCACTGAGGCAGGACAGGCAACCGGACACCCGTTTGACAGCTTTCCCCCTTACATCCGGGCCCGTCAGCACATAGCGCGTGTATTTTCCGTGTTTCCCGCAGGACACCGTCTCAGTGCTTTGCACCCAATGCTCACAGCGCCACGGACGCTTTCCGCCACGGACAAATGCCAGCTCCTCTTCCAGGTCTGCCTTGCGGTTAAGTAACTGCGCTTTGTCGTGTTGCATGTGTTGTTTGTTCAGGAAATTAGTCATTTTCACCCTCCCCACAAAATCACCAGTTGAAGTTCGTTGAGCCGTAGTCCTGTTCACTGAATCCCGAGATCGGGAGGCTTTTGCCCCGCCCACCTCCGGGGGCTGCTGGCTGTTGCCAGGATTCCTCGAAATGACGATCGGGTCCAAAGAACGTCGACGCCTGCTTCACGAACTGGGTACCGGTATTTCCAGAGACACGCACCCAGGCGGCATAGCGTTTCACACCGTCGAGCATGGTTTCGGGTGTCACACCTTCCCTGATTCGGGCTTTCCAGGCTTTGAAGGCCGCTGACTTGGAGTTACCACCAGCACGTTTGGGATATTCCTGCCAGGCCTGTTCAAATTCCGGTGAATATTCCTGTCGGGCAGAACGTGCTGGTGCAGACGCGTCAGCGGATGCGCCAATAGTGTTTTTACTCTCTGTAGTATTCTCTGAAGTAATCTCTGTTGTATTCTCTGTAAGATCGAAATTGGTTTTCCCTTCACCGCGGCGAGGGGTTTCCCGTGTCCGCGGTGAAGGCTTTCCCTCCTCCGCGAAATTGGGTTTTACAGTTTCCCGAAAACGGGTTTCCCCATTTCGGGAAAACTGATTGTTTTCATTGATAATTTCATTAAGGCGCTCACAATCTATACGGTAGAACATTTTGTGCTCAAGACGCTTGTTGGTTTCAACCAAAATGCCTCTGGACACAAGATGCTTACGCGCTACAGCCTGTTGTTCAAATGTAAGTCCGGTTTCGTGTTGTATCTCTTCACGCGTTTTATGTACGCCTTCCGCTGCATGTGCTTTATCCTGCCAGTAAAAAATCTGACCAAAGAAAATAACAGCGTGCGGACTTCCCATGTATTTAACGAGCCCAGGGTAATAAGCAACCGGATGTCCAAAATCGAGCAGAAGATCAGACGGACGCATAGCCACCTCCTAGGCGTTTAAACATTTTTCCGGACTGAAACGCCACCAGCGGATAACTCAGGGTATGAGTACGTCCCTGAACCTGGCAGACAACCTTCTGGCTTTCTGTATTGACCAGGCAAACCCGCAGAACGTGGCCGTTGCTGGTGGTGAACCACTGCCCCACACGGGGGCAATGGTTGTATCGGTGATACAGGAAATTAACGATGTGGCGGATCATGGACGCACCTCCGCCGTAGTTACGTATTTAACCGGGCTACCTTTCATTGAGATGGTTTCACACATCTCTGCCGCTTTCAGTTCTGCCGTTTTTCTGGATTTATAGCGACGGTGCCAGACAGATACATCCGTGCGAACTGATACATCGTTTCTGTATTCAGTTGTGGAAATAATAATTTCGTAACTAATCATGGACGCGCCTCCCACTGATTACGGCGGAAAGCGGTAAGATTCAGGCTGTTCCCTGCCTCATGGAATGCTTCAATGCAGCTCTCGTAGTACCGCATTGTGCGTAGACTTAACCCAAGCTGAAGCATCATCAGGCCATCAAGGGTGATGTAATAACCACGCAGGGAGTCACCATAGATGTGATAAGTACCCGGTATGAAATTGCGGGTAAAAAATTCGCGCGAGCAGTTCAGATACTCGATTTTGTCGACGATGTTCTGGTGCATGCGCTTGAAATGGCAGGCAACATGCAGGGAGAAAATAACGGCCTTGCCGTTGACGACTTCGATTTTCAGGTATGGGGAAGTTGGGTCTGTAGCCATGATGGCAGCCTCCGTATGCAATGGATAACTTCCACCACCGGAAACGCCAATTTCGCTGGTGGTGAACTGAGCAGGGTTGGCGTAACCGGCGCATACGGAAACCGGCGCACCTTTCGGTGCCCCCACCCAGCCCACCATAATTTGGGTATAGCTGAGTTGTAGCAACAAAAAAGACGCTAACGCGCCAATTGTCGCCGTATGCAATTCTAGGACGCCAATCCCGGCACCCGTTTTATAAGGTGCCTGAACAGTGTAACGTCCCGGAATGGCAGAATCAATATTCAGGAAGCGGATCATGGACGCACCTCCTTGTCAGAACCATTCAGCCTGGAATCAACAAGTGCAGCACCAAAAACAGCATCACCAACACGGTCGTACAGTTTGCTGGCCAGCGGAGATTCAACAGCCTTAAGCATTGGATAAAGCTGGCTTGTCCAGATTTGATGGATTTCACGCAAATGCAGGTATACGCCTCTGGCGTTTCGTGCGACAGCTGACATATCAGACGCATCGGCACCTGATAAACTCTTCTCCATCAGGTTAAAGGCGTTGATGTATGCCTCTTTGAACCTGGCTGCACGTTTACCAGTGAAGCCCATAGCAAGAAACGCAAAGCCGTCGCGGGTTATTTGATAGCAAGGAAGTTTGCGAGTACCGCCGTTGGGCTGGCGTACCAAAATTGATGTCTCCGCAAAATTGCGGGCACAAAACTCTGGAGAACAATCCAAAATGCGGATCTTTTTCAGTACATCGTCATGACGTTTGGAGAAGAAGTTGGCAACAGCCAGGGATGAAGTAACAGCCTGACCATCAACGATGGCAATTTCAGGTTGAGTGAGGGTTGGGATCGTAGCCATGATGGCAGCCTCTTTGGTGATTTTTAATAACTCACCACCAAGGCTTTCCACGACCTTATTGGTGGTGAGACGTACAGGGGTGGAAATACCGGTCACCAAAGAACCCGGCCCAACCGAAGTTGGCCCTGCACGCCCCACCATAATTTGGGCGTAATGCTGCTCATGACACAAAAAAACCGCAAAAGCGCGGTTGTGCGCTTTGGTGAATTCCGGGTTTCCACGCCCGGCACCCGCTTTATAAGGTGCCTGAACAGTGTAACGTCCCGAAATTGAGGAATCAATATTTTGGAGAACAATCATGTAGCACCCGCCAGTTCTTTATCGTGGGTGAATTCGCCATTCCAGTTTCTCTTCATGGGTAATGCACCTCTAAGATACTGGCGATAAATCCAGACCGCCCCTTTCTGGAGAAGAACTGGTGTATACGAATAAAACCCTTCTTCATAACCTGAATCGATATAGTGGTGACGTTCGGTCAGATACAGATCTCGGGCATATGCCTTTACACGCCATGCGGGGCTTCGCGATTCAGGACGCTCGTCATAAAGCCAGTTGTGAGCCTCCAGAAATGCTGTGATACGCTGAACATTTACTCCATTAAGTTGCTTGCAGAACTGAACCGGTGTCATGCCAGGCTGGAATAAATTTTCCAGATGTTCGATGTATTGGGCCTGACGATGAACGTAACTAATTGCTCTGTTTTTAGCCTCATATTCATCCGCCCAGGCACGGGCAGCAGCAGCCGGATCGCTAAAATCTGGTAGGGATGTCATTGTGGTAAGACTGTAATTCCCCGTTTTACGAATTGACGGAATTACCTCCGATGTAATCCACCGTTTAAAACGTCTTGCCTGTTTTTTTCGACTTTTGATAATCAGCGCATAGAGCCCGGATTCATTGACCAGCAAAGGCTTACGTCCCGAACCTAAGTAATCCTTATATTCGGTTTTATCTTCATCATCGATGGACTGAAGGGAGATAGCAGTATTTGTCAGCCCCAGCGCGTTACATATATCCACGGCAAAAAACCATGGTGTTGAATCAATGACCACACTACGAACTGATGACAACAATTCACCAGTGCTTGATTTAAAATCGAAAACTTTGATATTGTTTTTCACGTAATATCTCCGACGATAAACCCGACTGGCCGGTTTTCTCTGCCGGCCTTTCTTATTTCTGCCAACCAATAACCTGAAATCCCCCCATTTTCGGGTAATACCAGCGAGTCCCTCGCGGTTCTGCTTCCTCCATAACCCGATAAAAAGCAGCCATAAACGGTTCCACAGCAACAATAGCGCGACGCGACAACAATCCATCCGGCGTCATGAACTCATGGGTGTCGGTAGGGATCTGATATGCGTTCACCAGATTGCGGCATTTCGCATCTGACATACCCGTTTTCGCCGCCAGCTGACGATAGCCTGCATAACCATCGCGTATGGCGCCTCTTTTGATTTGTTCGACAGTTTCAGTAACGTGGGTGACTTTCTCTTCCTCCTGCTCAAGACGTCTTTGTTGGCGAACAGCTTCAAGCGCCATTGCAGCAACCATTTCGATCTGGCTCATTGGTTTGCGGATTTGTTCTTCCAGTTCGCGCCAGCGGTCTACCAGGCGGGCGGTGAA